TTATTACCTCCCTAGCGATTATAAGTCGCGAAAGAAGGTTCTAAGTTTCGCCGAAAAGGCGAGCGTTATCCTCGGTTCCGATCTTACGCCAGAAGTTCTCTGGGACCTCACGCCTTGGAGCTGGGCCATCGATTGGGTCACAAACGCCGGGGACGTTCTTTCGTTCGTCTCCGACATGATCTCCGATGGTCTGGTGTTGAGATACGGGTATATGATGGAGCACTCGCTCCAACGTTTCTCGTACTCTTACAGCGGCGACCCCTGGTTAAGGGGCGGAACCGTTGTACCTGCACCGCTTATCATCCAACATGAGGTGAAAAAGCGAGTTCAGGCGACACCCTTCGGGTTCGGACTAACCTGGGAGAGCTTCACAGCTCGCCAGATAGCCATCCTCACTGCGCTCGGGATAACCCGGTCAAAGTGAGGGGTGCAATGCACCGCCAAAACGCCAATGGGTGCCCCAGAGATGGGGCTCCTAGGAGTGATGCCTATGTCGTTTGCAGATCCTCAGACTGTCACAATCGCCCCGGCGAGTGCCCTGTCACTCCCGCGTACGCAAACTGCGGACGCGGAGGGTAACCCGAGCATTTACCGGAGCGCTGACGGTCTCACCGAGCTGACCGTCTCGCACGAGAGTGCGAAGAAGGGTCGGACTCGGCGGCTAGTGAAGATCTCTGTGGCTAAGTTGGCTGCGGATCCCTTCCGTCCGTCGGAGAATAGGCGTGTGTCTATGTCGACACATGTCGTCTTCGACGTGGAGGACGGGTTTACCGCGGCCGAACAGAAGAACGTGTGGGATGGCTTCATTGCCATGCTCAACGCGTCCTCTGGCCTCCTGGTTACCAAAGTCCTCGCCGGCGAGTCGTAAGACTTGTCGACGTGGCGTGGTGGCCAGGCCGCGCCAGGTCCCAATGGGCCGCGTGATGCGGGCCGTCGCGAAAGCGACGACCCCACGCTGCCTAAGGACGACCGGGTAGTTCCCGGTCGTCGACGTTCCGATTTCGACCCCAGAATCACTGTCAGCCGTAAGGCTGTCGTGGCGCTGGTCATCGTTATCGATGCGTTGTACCTAGCGGGGCAGGTCATTGTTCTCGGGCACACTTCGTGCCTGTGAGCTATGACGCAAACAAGATTGACGTCTGCGTCGTCTGGGGTCCGGAGTCCGGTTTAAACACCGGTCGCCGGGGAGTGCTTCAAGTAACTGTCTTCGTGCCTTACAAAAGCACGATTACGGAGAAAGTCGCATTCCAAGCTTTCCTGAGGGCGGTAAAACGCATTCAGGATTTGCGTACCCAGACGTAGTGGACGTCTTAATTCATCCATACCATACCTATACCACGCGCGATAACAAATGGAGTTAAGCATGATTGACGATAGGATTTTGTCCTACCTGCCACTGGGCGTCCAGGCGATCCTGGAGGACGAGGACCAACAAAGGTCCGTCGCCTCCTGGCTTTGCCAGAACGTCCCGGTCAGAGCCGAGCTCTGGGAAGTGGAACGGGGCCTTAACAGCCTCCGCCCGCTCCCAGATTCCCGGTTCTTTGACATCGTGCTCGAGCTCCACATCGCGCGCGGCAAGTTCTGGACGTCCGAAATGGACCGGCATCGCCGGGCCATGGAGGTCATCCGGAACCTGGGTATGTCTGTGGATGAGTCGTTGATCTAGGCTGAGGTTGCGAACCCCCTATATAGGAGGAGAGCATTAAACCGAGCCTGATCTCACTCTGGTCCTGTGCGGCCAATGAATTGGCCGTACGATGTAGCACTAGCGCCCTACGTGACATAAAAACTGTCACGCAGCGGTTTGAAGATGAGGGGTTGTCCTTTCTCGGGATCACCCTGGCTGACTTTGGTAAAGCCTTCCAACGATGGCTCGATCAAGGTTTTGTCGTCCCTTCGGACGTCGCCTCTTTTAAAAGGCGGCGACCTACACGTCTCCCGGCATTTCTGTCAGGTTTCGTAGGACGCATCTTCAATCCGACTAATGGTGTTCTTTTTGACGAACCCGACGTCGAAGCAATCTATGCTGTTCGTCAGCTCACGCTGATGTTCAGTAAGATAGCCCTTCCGGAGTCCACCCGCAAAGGTGACTCCCTCCACGTTACAGTGGAGCGTGAAAGGTTAGCGATGTCGGAATTCGTCAAATGTGAGCAGGAAGTACGTGAGTCGGACGCTCTCTTAGACCCTCAATATTTGAGGGACTTCGAGCGCGTTGCTGGCTTGCTTTTCGGTGATTTGTTGGACCTAGTGGACAGCGATGTCTACTGGGGCCGACTGCACCCTAAGCATGGACCAGGCGCTGTCGCGGACCGCTTGACCAGTAATGGCAAGTGGAATTCGCGAACCTGGACTACACGCCTCGAACTGGCAGGGATGCCAGCCGCGGAGTTCTTGTACCCTAACCAGAGATGTTATCTCAGGGGCAGGTGCGATGAACTTACATTCCTCGAACCCGAGGCAGAGACACCCGTACGGGTCGTCACTGTCCCTAAGACGCTCAAAACTCCGCGGATTATCGCGATTGAGCCGAGCTGGATGCAATATGCCCAGCAAGGCTTGTCGCGGTCTATTCGCGCTGCGATTGAACAGGATGGTTTCCTGAGTCGCATTATTGGAATCGAAGACCAGGACCCTAATAGGGAAATGGCTCGACGTGGGTCCCTCAGCGGGGACCTGGCAACGCTCGATTTGAGCGAGGCCTCCGATAGAGTTTCGAATCAGCATGTAAAGTGCCTGTTCGCAGGTCAGCCGTCATTGCTAGCGGCTGTCCAAGCGTGCAGGTCCTTGAAGGCTGATGTACCTGGACATGGGGTTATCCCCTTGGCCAAGTTCGCATCTATGGG